TAGTTCCATATATACCACCAGAGCCATTATTACTCGCATCAAAACCGATAACAAGTTGTTTAGAAATATCCATTTTAGATGAAGCTCCTGAACCGATGACAATTGAATCGTCACTTCTTATAGCTGAACTATTACAACCTATTGCTATACTATTAGCTCCTTGTTCTGTATAACCGGCTTTATAACCTACCGCAATAGCACAATCTCCTTGAGATAAAAATCCTGATAATTTACCAGTTTTAACTTTATTAGTATTCGGATTTGTTGTGGTCATATTTATATATATATTACATTTTATACATATAAATTAAACAATCTTTTAGTTAGAATAAGCGACTGAACCCATACCACTCATAATTCGTAATATATTATAATTTAGAGCCCATATTCTTATCGTTTTCGCTTGTTCATGTAAGTCCAATGATAATATAGATGTATCTATTCTTGAAAAGTTACATGCTCCACTAGGCTGATGACCTTCCGGATTTGTAGCGAAACTGTATATATAAAATCCGCCAAAAGGTTCTACAAGATAATCATAATAAGGAACTGGTATTGGACTGATATGCCCCACTTGCTTATGTCCACCACTGTGAAACTGGTATGGTTGTACACATCTGAAATATGTACCTTCACGACGCTTAAATCTTTCTAATGAATTAAATTTAATCTGTGCGCGGATAGTCATATCTATATCGTAAGTAGTATTTGATGTATCTACAGCCCAGAAATCGTATGGATGGACTATTTCACTGTTCGTATCTCGTTGTATAGCCCAGACGAGCTCTTTAACTGGATGATTGAAGCGCATTTCGATATGATTAGGACCTGCGGCGACCGGTAAGATATTAGAATATTGAACTTGTTCAATCAGATATTCGTGTGAGACTTGAGCGAAACGGCGTCTTTCGTCGGTATCTAAAAATATGTAGTCACATATTACACTGAATTTATTAATAATAGGAGTTGTAGTAGAATCAGAGTATTTATATAGTTGATTATTTAGAGGATCCGCATATACATAAGTAGGATTGAAAGCGATATTAATTTTAACTTCGTGATATTGTAGAGCTATCAGTGGTAAAGCGAGACCGTAATTACGACAAAACCAAAATTGTAATGGAACATAAACTTTTGAATTACCATTCGAGTTTTTAAGTTGTCCGGTTAATAAACGACTCAATTTTTCCATATCTTCATTACGATGTGATAATTGAGCCCATATATCCATCCATGTTCCATAATGACGGTCAATGGCGATACCTCCTATTTCGACTTCTACATAATCGATGATTTGATGACCGAGTCGCCATGTAGCTGGAACTGAAGGTAAATTCCAATCGATTTCGAGAAATATTCTTGAAAGTAGGTCACCATTTCGGGCTATTGTACATGAAATATAATTACCGAGTTTCCCGATACCGTTACATTGAACTTCAATCGGTTCTATAGTGAAATTGGTGTGCCTCTTATATACGACTTTAAAGAAGGTGATTTGTGGATTTCCTGTTAAATATATATCTTGACTACCATATGCAACCAGTTGCATTAAACTTCCAGTCATGTTGTTATACTATAATTATAAAATAAAACTTTTTAATAAATTTGATAATAAATATTTAATTTTTATTTAAAAAATACACACTTATATTATATACAAAAATGTCGATATATCAAGAATTAGATTATAATGCAAATACAGATGTTGTTGCGGGAATGCAATTTTCAATAATGTCCCCTGATGAAATCAGAAGACGCTCTGTAGCAGAAATATATACTAATGAAACATATGACGGCGATGTTCCAAAAGTCGGAGGATTATTTGACCCTCGTATGGGCGTTTTGGAACATGGCAAGAAATGTCCAACTGATGAGTTAGATAATCGACATTGTCCGGGTTATTTTGGTCATATTGAATTGGCTAAAAAGGTTTTTCACATGCACTATATAAAATACACTATTAAATGCTTACAAAATGTTTGTTGGCGTTGTTCTAAGCTACTTGTATCACCATCCGATAAAGATGTTGCTAAGATTGTAGGAGGAACTAAAGGTGTTAATAGATTTTTAGCTGTAACTGAATTATGTTCAAAAGCACGGATATGCGGTGTGAAAAATAATGATGGATGTGGTGCTATACAACCATATACTATTAAACGAGAAACAATAGGTAAGCTTATTGCTGAATGGCGAAAAGCTGATATTCAAGTATCTGATGATAGTGATGATGTTGAAGAAAAGAAAGGTGAAGATGTATTAAACCAAGTCATATGGGATGCCGATGATGTTGAAAAGATATTGCGTCGTATTTCGGATGAAGAAATCGAAGTGATGGGTTTCAATAAGCGTTTATGTAGACCTGATTGGTTAATATGTTCAGTATTACCAGTAGCACCTCCGAGTGTTAGACCTTCTGTTCGTGCGGATAACAATACACGAATGGAAGATGATTTAACACATAAACTATGTGACATCATAAAAACGAATAAGACATTAAAAGATAAGATTGAAAAAGGAGCACAAAAAGGTATTATTGATGAATGGTATAAGCTATTACAATATCATGTAGCTACACTTGTAAACAATAATATTCCAGGTATTCCACAAGCACAACAGAGAAGCGGTCGTCCATTAAAAGCTATTATGGATAGATTGAAATCAAAAGAAGGTCGTGTTCGTGGTAATTTGATGGGGAAGAGAGTAGACTTTAGTGCACGTTCAGTCATTACACCTGATGCGCGACTTAAATTAAATCAACTAGGTGTTCCATATGATATTTGTATTAATCTGACATATCCTGAAAAAGTTAATTCTTATAACAAAGAACGACTTTTAGGTTATGTTCGTAATGGTTATTCTAAATATCCAGGAGCTAAGTCAATTAAAAGAAAGTCAACAGGTAAAATCATATCTCTCAGTGTTGTAGACACTTCTACAATAGAATTATTCGAAGGAGATATCGTTAATCGTCATTTAATCGAAGGCGATATCGTCTTATTTAATCGTCAACCATCTTTACATAAGATGAGTATGATGCAACATAGTGTAGTACCACTACCATATAAAACATTCAGATTAAATGTGTCAGTAACTCGACCATACAATGCGGATAAAAATTCAATGTTCGCAACAGGAGGCGTTTAAAAGCGTGAAACCTCCTAGTAAGGAAACCAAGACTTCCTTTTAAATATTCCTTTTAATAGGATTGTTTAAAAGAAATAATGGTTGTCTTTGCGAAACACCTTGATGCGGGAAACTCTTTAGAGCCTATACTACCACTCGATTCTGGAAACAGAATTGAGGAACTCGGTTAATAGCCGAACCCAATGGTAATAATGTATAGGATTAGACAATCCGCAGTGTTATCTTCTAATTCCGTTATGATAGGATATGAAGAGCATTCAGAGACTGAACGGGTGTTGGTATACTATGATGGTGTAATCAACCTGAGTATGCTTAAGATACAGTCCAGCCTCTATGGAGACATAGAGAACCAGCTGTTTGACGGTGATAAACAAATCTGTCACCAACAGGAAGCGTGAAAAGCGTGAAACTTCCTAATAAAGGAAACCTAGGTTTCCTTTGTAAAACATCTTGTTGCGGGAAACCCCTTAGAACTCTAACTACCACTTTTACATGGAAACATATAAAAGGAACTCGGTTAATTGCCGAACCCAATGGTAATAATGTTAGAGATTGGGCAATCCGCAGTGTTATCTTCTAAGTTCGCTATGATAGAATATGAAGAGCATTCAACGACTGAACGGATGTTGGTCAATAATGAAGGTCTAATCAACCTGAATTGGCTTAAGATACAGTCTAGTCCCTCTTGGAAACATTAGGGTATTAACGGAAATGAATATGCATGTTCCTCAATCAGAACAAGCGCGTATTGAATTAGCAGAATTAGCTTGCGTTCAATCACAAATTATTTCACCAGCACAACATAAACCAATTATTAGTATTGTACAAGATACATTAGTCGGTGCTTATTTATTCACCCGCTATGACAATTATCTAACTCGCGATGAATGTCTCGATGTATTAGTTGATACACCAAGTTTTACCGGTATTTTACCTACTCCTGAAATAGCCGCTAATACTCCAGAATCAGCTTTACCATCGAATTTCCCTCATTGGAAATATCCAGACCGTTCTATTGACTTATGGTCTGGAAGACAACTGTTCTCAATGATTATTCCACCAGTAAACTTGAAAAAGAAAAATTCAAGTGCTTCATTTGATGATACAGATAATATACAAAATACAGTCAATATTGAACAAGGTATTGTTCGTTCAGGTGTCTTTGATAAAACTATTCTCGGACAATCTGAACAGTCCCTAATTCATATAATCTTTAATGAATTCGGACAACAAAGAACCCAACAATTCTTAGATGATATCCAAAATATCGTTACTAATTGGGTTATTAAATCTGGTTTCAGTGTCGGTATTGCTGACTTGATTCCGGATATGGCTTCATCACAAAAGATGAAAGATATTATTAATGTAAAAAAGAGAAAAGTTATCGAAATTATTGAACATGTTCATAAAGGTATTTTAGAACATAAATCCGGTAAAACTACTGCGGAAGAATTTGAAATGCAAATATTAAAAGAACTTAACTCAACCACTAATGAAACCGGTAAAATTGCTTTGAAACATTTAAATAACAATAACCGTATGTTAAATATGGTCATCTCCGGTTCAAAAGGTTCTGAAATTAACATCGGTCAAATGATAGCATGTGTCGGACAACAAGCTATAGATGGTCGTCGTATCCCTTACGGTTTTACTGATAGAACTTTACCACACTTTCATAAATATGACGATGGTGCTTCCGCAAGAGGTTTCGTCGAAAGTAGTTTTATGAGAGGATTAAATCCGACTGAATTCTTCTTTCATGCGATGGGTGGTCGTGAAGGTCTTATTGATACAGCTGTTAAGTCAGTTACAGGAGATACACCAATCATATTTATTGAAGATGGTGTATGTAAATATTCTAATATTGGAAGTTGGATTGATAACAAATTAGATGAAAATAAATCAGAAGTTAATCACTTCGAAGAAAGACAAATGGAACATTTATACATTAAAAATAAAGTATATATACCAACAACCGATGAAAAAGGAACAGTTACATGGGGAGAAGTAACAGCAGTTACAAGACATGACCCTGGAACTGAATTATATGAAATAAAAACTGAAGGTGGTAAAAAAGTTATTGTAACTGAATCAAAATCGTTACTTATATGGAATGATAAGCTTCAAAGATTAGAAGAAACTTCAACACCAGATATTAAAGTCGGTGATTGTGTTCCATCGACTATGAACTTATCAGAGTTTAATATGTTATATGTTTATAATCCGGATGTAGAAGATAGTATAATTGTAGCTCCAAAAAAAGTTATAATTGAACATTTAAATAATATTAGATTGAATGATAATACTTTTGTAAGTGAAACAGAAAAAGGTATAAATTTAATCGCTATGTGTCATAATCGTATTGGATTATATGGAATTATTAATAAAATAAATGAAAATTCATATACTTTTAAGGTATGTGATACTGTCAATAAACATAACGATATCGTATTAGATAAGATTGTAGAAATCAATATAATAGGTATTGAAAAATATCCAAAAGTCTATGATTTAACTATTCCATCAACACTTAATTTTGGGTTAGCAAACGGTTTACAAGTTCGTGATACTTCAGATACCGGGTATATTCAGCGTAAGCTTATTAAAGGTATGGAAGACGCTCGTATTATGACTGATTATACTGTTAGAAACGCAAATGGAACTATTATCCAATTCTTATATGGAGAAGATGGTTTCGATGGTGTAAAGATAGAAAAGCAGAAATATACTACACTTAATATGAGTGATAAAGAAATACACGAAAAATTCATGTTACGATTGGAAGCAGATTATTTACGAACTATGTATGTAGATAATGTTGTTCAAGATATTATGAAACATCGTGAA